CAGAATTCCAAGATACGAAATCTCCAACCTGCTCACGACTTTCTTCTTCAATTTCATCATCTTCTACATCAGCATATGGATCCATGCTTTCTTCTTCCATTTCGCCATTTCCAAGCAACATAGACATAACTTCTACTGCTCTCATGATGTATTCATGGCCTTCTGATAAATCTCCAAATACCTGTTGTAGAACCAATAATGATTCTCCAGATATTTCTCTTCCTTCTTTAATTTCTGCTAATGCTCTCTTTAGGGCTTCCCTCGCCTCTACAGAGGTTGCTGGATATGCTGGATAGGTCACAATAGACACATCTCCATCAGCCAAAGATACCTCTGTAAGCATTCTTTCTGTACGATCATCGTTCCATTTCTGGCGAATTACTCTAAATGCAAAGGACATTTGATCCACATCACCACGAGCAACAAGAGTATGAAGATCTCTTGCTTCTTGGGTGTCTGCTAACTCTGCCTCAAAATAAAGACCTTTATTATCTTCGTATAATCTCATTGTACCATTTTTAGTTCTTGCTAAAGGCAATCCTTCATGGTTAATAAGTAGACGAACATCTGGTGTCTCTGTTAGAGTCTTTCTGAATGCACCTGGTGCAATCTTCTCTATAAATGGTAGTGGCAAGGATGGCTCATTGAATACCGCAGCATAGCCAGCCATACGCAGTGTACCGTCTTCTGCCCTTGTTTCTATGTTCCTTACTGTAAAGGTACGGCGTTCTGTCTTTTTCATTTTACTCCTTGCTTTATTTTCTTCATTGTTTAATGAATCAATTTGGCGTTGTGCCCAGTTTTGTGCTCTATCAGAGAAATTAGAATCTCCGCCCCATAGTAACCATGCTACTAATCCAGCACCAGGATATTCTGGATCTGATGGGTTGCTATTTTTAGGAGCATCTCCATCTGCTTTATGTCTGGCGAACCATGGAGCCATTTTGCGTACCTTATTTTCAGATATGCGTCCTGCTGCCATTTCTCTCGCTTCTCGCTTTGTAGCATCTGTCAGACCATCTCCGCCAAAACCTTCAGCCAAGTAGTCCAATCCTCTTTTTGCATTATCTCTTATAAATTGTGGAACTGTTCCCACTTCTCTTACTTCTCCAAGTGGATCAATTTCTTCTGATATTGATATTGCTACCATTTGATCAATTGCATCTTGTTTATTATCATGGCATTTAATAGTAGTATATGAGCCATCAGACTCTTCTTTAACTACCGCCCAATTTGCACAATCGCTTTGACTATCAGATATTCCGTAAGGCATTATTCCTTCACCTCATCGCTGTAAACAGCATCTGGATTTTCTGGATCAATTAAAGCGACCTGCTGTAACTGAGCAGAAGGTAATCCTGTGTGAGAGATTTCTTCAAGACCCATTAACTTAGAAACATCATCTGGGTTATATCCAGCCTGTACAAGGATAGACATAACTTCTGCCTTGAGTTTATCTCCTACAAGTGGTGCTTGTGCAGCATCAATATTTTGTAGAGGAAGTCTATATTGATCTCCAGCCTCTCCAAGAGGTGAAAGATCTTCAAATGAACGAACATCATTTAGGCTTAGGAAGCCTTCTCTTAGACCCTTTGTGTAGGCATCAAATCTTTCTAATGTCGTACCACGCAACAAGGCATCTAAATTAAATCTAATAAACCCATCTGGTTCTGGAAGCAATGGCGATAGGGCTTGTTCAATTCTCTCAAGCAATGGGCGTAGAGAATGTTGAACGAAGGAAAGGTTCTGGGCTTCAACAGAAGCATAAGACATAGCCCCTGAAACTGGATGACCTAATAGGCTTAGTGGGACTCTAAAAATTCTCGCAATGTCTTCCACATTGAATTTTCTGCTTTCTATTAATTGGGCGTCTGCAGCGTTTAATGATAAAGGCTTAAATGCTGCTCCACCAGATAGAACTGCAGTTGATCCAGACATGTATGGGCCACCATGATTTTGATTCCATTGGCGCTTAATATCTGCTGCTTGCTCATCTGTTAATTCTCCTGCTACTTCAATAACACCTGCAGGATTTGCAGCATTACCAAAATACGAAGAGGCATATGTGTCAGAAGCCATAGAAATACCTACAGACATACGGCAGGCACCAATAGGGCTAAGGCCATAGTGCGATCCAGGAACCTTCATCATAGGAATATGAACAATGTCATCTTTTGTCAAGACACGAGTAAAATTATTGAGTTCATCTCTAATCTTATATACTAATGGTTCTCCTGGGAATGGTCTTTCTATCTTTACATCATTGGGATTGAGAACATATACTTCTACTACCTCGCCCATGTCGTCTCTGACAGTTAGAACATAAGCATTTCCATGTAGGTGTAGAGATGTAATAATCTGCTCAATAAATTCAAGTCTTGTTGCTTCTGGATTTGGCTTATTTACCCATTCAGGAGTGCTTCCATAAACAGCAGCATAAGAAATACGATTACGGCCTCTGCGTACATAAGCACCCATTGGCAAAGACGAAACGGTATCTCCAAGAAGTCTTACACATGAATAAACAGTAGAAATTCGTAATGCAGAATCTGCATCTACATAAACACCTGCATTGGCAACACCATAAAGTGGGCGTGGTGGAATAAGAGGTTCAATGTACTGGTTATTACCAACTCTCTGTTCTCCAGAGGCTCTTAATCTTTTAGATAGACTCATTTAACCTATTCTCCTTACCATGTGGATATTCCTACTCGTTTCCATGTATTTGTGGCAACGCAAACATAGATGTAGTCGTTGTCCCATGCTATTTGTCCAGCAGTACCTGTGTCAGATGCGTTTGCAGGTGTATATGTACTAATCTCAAATCTTCCATTTATTCTAACTAATGGAGTAGCAAAATTACCAAATATTAGTGGTGATGATGTAGATGAGTTAGATATATAAAGTCTATTTGAGTTAGTTTCATTTAGACCCGCTTGATTTCCAATAAATACATTGCTTGATCCAGTTGAATTCTGACCTGCAGAAGATCCAATAAAAGTATTGTTAGATCCAGTATAGTTAAATCTACCAGCCTGTCTACCTAATGCAGTATTGTTATTTACTACATTTACAGATGCAACTGGAACGCTAAATCCTGAACCAGTCAATAGACCAGCAGGTGCTGATGGAGCATATATTCCAAGGATTGTAGTGCTTCTAACTCCAAGACCTGAAACAATTGCTAATGATACTACTGAACCACCAACAACATCTATATTTGCTGTAATACTACCAACAAGATAAAAATTATGATTAGTTGGTACTAAAACAACATTTGTATAAGTGCCATCTGTATATCCGCTACCGCCAGTAATTGCACCAATTGTAGCAATTGAGTCTGTGTTATATTGAAGCGCACCCTGACCAATTGCAACTTGGCCTTGTCCAGTTATATTTCCTTGTAACGAAACACCACCCATAGCAGTATTAAATGAACCAGATGTTGTACTAAGCATGGAGGCATTACCATTAGCGGTATTGCCAGTGCCAGTAGTTAATTCTCTACCTGCAAAATATCCGATAATATTGGCAGCGTTTGCAGTAGTTATATTTAAACCTGTGTCTGTTCCAATTGCCACATTTTGTGCACCTGTTGTAGCATTCTGAAGAGAATTAAAACCAATTGCTAAGTTATTAGTTGAGGCTGTAGAATTTCTAATTGCATTACCGCCAATAGCAATATTATTACTTCCAGTATTATTATTTTCTAATGTGTTATTACCAATAGCAAGATTAGATCCGCCTGTTGTATTATTATATAACGCAGCAATACCCATAGCAGTATTTGAACTACCAGTTGAGTTGAATTGCAAAGCACCATTACCAATAGCAGTATTGTATTGACCTGTAGAGGTAGTAGATAAAGCATTATCGCCTACACCAGTATTAAAACTTCCTGTTGCTTGTCTTAAAACATCACTACCTACTGCAACATTAGAAAATCCAGTAACATTGCCCTCTAATGCTCTATGTCCAAGTGCAGTATTTCTAAATCCTGTTGTATTTGATACCAATGCTCTAAATCCAAGAGCAACCACTTGGGTACCACTTGTATTATTTGCCAAAGCATCATTACCAATAGCAACTAATTGATCTGCTTGATTACCAACAAGTGCATTAGTACCTATAGCAACAACATTATTTACATTTGTACCATTTGCTAATGCACCATAACCAATAGCGACATTGTTAGATCCACTTACATTTTGTCTAAGTGAATTATGTCCAATTGCAGTATTTGTAACTCCATTAATAGTAAATTCTGCTGCGTTATGGCCAATAGACAAATTATTGCTTGCTAAATTTACTCTTAATGCAGAATTACCTATTGCAAGATTATTGTTGCCTGTTATAACTTGATCAAGTGTTCCATTACCAATTGCAATATTTGAATCGCCATTGCTATTATTTAATGCATTTTGACCCATAGCAAAGTTATTAGAACCTGTTGTGTTTTGACCAAGTGCTCCTGAACCTATAGCAGTATTCTGGCTACCGCTTGTATTTGCGTCTAATGCACCAGTACCAAGAGCGACATTGTTATTTCCATTAACATTAAAGGCTAATGCACTTCTACCAATAGCGGTGTTATTGTTACCTATTGTATTAGAAAATAATGCATTGGTACCAATAGCAACATTTTGGATTCCAGTTGTATTTGCATTTAATGCAAGTAAGCCTATAGCAACATTGTAATTTCCAGTAGAACTTGCTAATGTGCTTCTTCCAATACCAATATTTTCTGAAGCAGCAGCATTTCTTAATGCTTCAAGACCAATAGCAATATTATCAACACCAGTTGTATTGTTTTCTAATGCATAATTTCCTATTGCAAAATTGCTTGAACCAGTATTTGCCTGTAATGTCCTATAACCAATACCAACAATATCACTTTGAGTATTATTATTAAGTGATTGTGCACCTATTGCTATGGCTCTATCTATTGCTGTACCGCCAGATGGGAAGCCTGACATGGCTCCTGTACCAATTCCTGTATTAAAAGAACCAGTCTGATTAATACTTCCAGCAAATGTACCAACATACACATTTTCAGTACCAGTAGTATTATCTCTACCAGCCTCTGCACCAAAAGCCATATTATTGGTTCCAGTAGTTGTATATCTTAAAGCACGACTACCAATAGCGGTATTTTGATTACCTGTTGTAACACTTTGTAGTGTTTCATTTGTACCAATAGCCATATTTCCAAATAATCTATTTGGGCCTTTACTGATTTCTAATGGGCCAAATGATCCACCAGTATCAATTTGAAGTGCTGATAGTATGGCAGGAGTGCCATCATTTAATACAAATGTGCTTCCTGTTCCTGTCTGATTTGCAGGATTAATAGAAGATGTTCCTGATGTAGATAGAATTGGGCCAGCAACTAAATCGCTACCCGCAGGTCCTGTGGCACCAGTTGCGCCTGTGGCGCCTGTCGCTCCAGTTGCACCTGTAGGGCCTACCTGAGTATTCATAACCTGAGTTACAGATACTACAACAGATGGAGCAAGTGGAGTTGTGCTTATTGGCTCTGACTCTAAACTTAAATCAGTTGAAGTTCCTTCCCAATAAATTTGAATATAATCATTTGGAGCACTTGATGTACCAGTAAATGAAATTGTCATTTCTGTTTCAGAAGGAACACCAGTAGATTTTCTTGCTTTAATTGTCTGATGAATACCAGAATTTGGATAGTCTACTCCATTTAATTTAAGCCAGAATTTAACATCTTCAACACCACTTGAATTATTACTAATAGTAAATATTCCTGTAAATAAATATGTAGCAGGATTTGCAAGTGTTATTTGATTACCGCCAACAATGCTGACACCATTTGAACCAAATGAATTGTTTATTGAAACTACTTGTGGAGTATTAATTACTGCAATAGGTTGATCTGAATTATCAAAGAAAGATCCATAATATCCTAATGCACCGCCAGGTCCAGTTGGACCAGTAACTCCTGTTGCTCCAGTGGCTCCAATAGGGCCTGTGGCTCCAGTAGCACCAACATCACCAGAAGGTCCTGTCGCTCCAGTAGGGCCTGTCGCTCCAATGTCTCCTGTAGGTCCAGTCGCTCCTGTAGGACCTGTAACGCCTGTGGCGCCTGCTGGTCCTGTAGCACCTGTAGGGCCTACATCTCCAGTGACTCCTTGAGGTCCAGTAGCACCTGTAGCACCAATTGGCCCAGTTGCTCCTGTAGGACCTGTGTCTCCAGTAACGCCTTGCGGTCCAGTTGCGCCTGTGGCGCCTGTAGGACCTGCAATACCAACAGCACCAGAAAGATTTACTGACCAAGAAGCATATGTTCCTGTGCCTGTAAATGAAGTTACTGTAAAAGTTAAATCGCCTGTTAAAGAATTATAATTTGTAACATCACCAATCATCAAGTTGCTTGAATCATATGCAACTACAACTGTCTGACCAATAGAATAATCTACATCAATATCTACAAGGGTAAAAGTTTTGCTACCGCTTCCAATTGTCTCAGAAGTTAGAGATGTTGTGTGATACTTATCACCATCAGCACCTGAAACACCAGTTGCACCTGTTGCTCCAGTTGGGCCAGTGACTCCAATAGGGCCAGTAGCACCTACAGGACCAGTGGCACCAGTTGGGCCAACATCACCTGTAACACCAGTAGCACCAACAGGTCCAGTTGAGCCTGTGGGTCCAACATCACCTGTTACGCCTTGAGGTCCAGTAGCACCAGTGGCTCCTGTGGGACCAGTAGAACCAATAGGCCCAGTAGAACCAGTTGCGCCAACAGGACCAGTAGCGCCAGTAGAACCAGTGGGGCCAGTAGAGCCTGTAGCACCAGATGGTCCAGTAACTCCTGTTACACCAACAGGTCCAGTTACACCTATAGGACCAGTAGCCCCAGTAGGACCAGTAGCGCCAGTAGGACCAACGCTTCCAGCAGGACCAGGTGCAGTAACAGTAACAACATTGTTTACTTCATCAACTGTAACAACATTACTGATATCTGTGACATTAATATTAGGCATTCTTAGTTACCTCAGATCTTACGGTTGCTGAACCCATCATTAATCTTGTGACGACTCCGCCACTTGATATTTCTAAGTCATAAACATAAATTCCGCCTTCAATTGTAAGCATTTGTGCAGTTGTGGCAGTAAGTTCAAGAGTTCCAGTTAAAGGTGTGATTACAATTCCTGAAGAAGGACTTTCAAGAGTTAGCACAGAAGTCGCAGAATCAAACTTCTTACGCAATTGCATCTTGGCTGTATAGCCAGTTAGATCAATTGGATTTCCATTATTATCTTCATAGACAACAGTAAGCGTCCATTGGGCGCCTTGATCCATAGTGATATTATATGTACCTGCTGTAGCCATGTTACTCCTTTTCCACTAACCAGACCAAGAATACTCCCAGTCCAATAAATGCTGCTGCTTTATCAACTAAATAAATTCCATATGTAGCAAGACCTACACCAGTCATCTCTGTGATAACTGACCAATCTATCTTAGGCTTTTTCATATTTCTCCTTATACAAAGTGTATTCTTGCTGTTGGTTGTTTAGGTGGCTTTGGTGCTGTAGCCCTATCATAACCAAATATTGCTGCTACCGCAGCGTCAATCTTTCTTTTGTTTGTAGCCTTTGCTACCATAATACCACGACTGGATGTTTTAGTAACGGTATTTGCTATGTGTCTTGATAATCTTTCATCACCATCATGGGTAAATGATTGATTCATGACTGCCTCGTAAAATTTCTGCGTTGCAGGCACCATTCTCTCTGCAGAGTTTGGATATGAAATTACTGGCATTCCTTCTTCATCAAGCAGCATAAATGTTCTTGACCATCTTGCAGGATCAAAAACAACTTCTCTAACGCTTATATTTGGATCTCTATAAGTATCAACAAGTGTCTTTTCTACTTCTGCAATTGGCACTGACCATAATGGATCTGGGTCTATTTGTGGTAGTTCCCATAAGTCTACCACTTTTAAATGTGGCTTCTCTCCACCTAAGTACCAGGCAACAATTGCTGTTGAGTCATTAGAAAAAGCACCATCAAATGCCAGGATAACATCCTCCCCTGGAATGATTTCTCTATCTTTTTCAAACAGAGCATCCCAAGCATCTGACGGAATCCAAGATTGACCTGTAGAGGTCCATATATTTAAACGCTTAGTTTTAAATTCTGCTTCTGGTGTTAATAGCATTGCAGATTGCATATCCTCTTCAGAAACTATGTCTCCCATAGATGGATTTGCTAAATACCAGTTCTTTGGATCCTTATAATTAAGTTTTTCGCTACCTTGATACCAGGCAAAAAAGAAAGAAGGATCTTCAACTTCACCTTTTGCTATTTGAACTCCACGATTATACATAGAGTAGCAAAGTGAATCTTTACCAGCAGAATCATATTTAGTACCTGCTGTAGTAATTGCTACAAGCATTGGTTCTAAACGAGCACCCATAGATAGAGATAAAACATCATAAAGTTCTCTGTTTTGCTGTGCATGTAACTCATCAATTACAATAAAAGTAGAGTTAAGACCTTCTTTTGTAAATGATTCAGACGATAAAGCCCTATAGACAGATCCAGTAGTTGGATTGTAAATAGTATTCTGATAAACTTCTAACATCTCGCTTAATTCAGGTTCTAATTCAATCATCTTCTTTACCGTTTTAAAAATGATACGAGCCTGTTCTTTATCTGCTGCTGCAGAATATATTTGACCACCATTTACACCTAAAACAATTTGCTCTAAAACAAGAGAAGCAATTAAAGCACTCTTGCCGTTCTTGCGAGGGACGCCAATTAGAGCACGACGATGTTTTAGTAACCCATCTTCTCGTTCTGCATATAGATGTATGAGTAAGTCTTTTTGCCAGTCACGCAGAATAAAATTATCACCAGTCTTACCAGCAATAGAGTCTTCTGTTAAATGACAAAGAGTCTCAATAAAATCTATAACCTCATAACCACGAGAGTTGGCTAATTCAGTTTCTGAGATGGGAGATAAAAATGTTGGAGGCCAAGTCATATTAACCTCTAAATGCTAACGACAACCTGCTCTTTTCAAAGTCAATTTCAATAATTTCAACTTCTACTTCCTGAGCCAGTGTAAATGATTCAGGTGTGAGTTCACCCATTTGTGTTTTATGAATCAATCCTGCAAGCATTCCAATTTCAACAAATACGCCATAATCAGCAGTACCTGATACTTTACCCTTATGTATTTGGCCTACTGCTAATTTAGCAAATTCAATAATCTTGTCTTCTTTAATTGCCTGCTCTAAAAGTGCACGACGATTTAGAACGACACTTCCTTTAGCCCTATCAATTGAATTAATAATAAATTCGGATTCATGGCCTACATATGCTGCAAAATCTGTAACTCTATTTACATCAATTAATGATCCAGGCAAAAAGGCCTTAACACCAATATCAACTATAAGTCCGCCTTTGACAACTTTAATTACTTTGCCAATAACAGGAATGGATATTTCATATTTATTTTGAAGGTCATTCCAAATGGCTTCCATTTCACCTTCTTTAAGGGAAACGATATATTGATCTTCATCAGCATTTCTGCCAATTATCTTACCCTCAACATTTGCGCCAATAGAAATAATATCGTTGATACTGGCATCCTTACGAGCAGTTATTTCCGATTTCGGAATAAAAGCCTCTGTCTTATGCCCTATGTCAACGAGTGCTCCATAATTGTCCATTTGAACAATTGTGCCAGATACTATTTGACCTTTTGTAAAATATTTCATTGAAGCATCTATTGCCTCAAGAAACTCCTGTGTTGTCATTTCCTGTTGTGTCATTATTTGATTCTTCCCCTATTATAATTACCGCCTCAGATTCTGCAATCCGTTTGCGGTTTTCTCGTCTCTCCAATAATTTATCTATTGAAGTTGCTGCTCTAACTTCCGCCACACCAAGACGAGATCTACTTATGGGATCAAATCCCAAAGAAGTTAATGCGTCTGTGTAGGCTTTATTAATTGCAACAAATGCTCGTCCATCATTGGCTTCCAAAGTAGCCATATATTTATTTCTTGCTGCTTCAGATGCATCTGCCAAAGTGGCTGCATTGTAAATTGCATCAATATCACTAACAGGACTCAGCCAAGTTATGGCCATGCCCCACGCTCTGTTCCAAAGATTTTTTCCATGTTCCTGCAAAATTTCAGGAGCAGGTGGAATTTCTTTTGCCATGGGCAAATGCGTAATGTTATTTAAGTCTGGTAAATCTCTGTGACCTAAATTTCCTTGCAGCCTTTTTAATTCCGTTGGCTTTGGCGGCCTACCTGCTGTCATTTATTTTCCTTTTGTCCGTTTTGCGTAATTTGTACATTTTATCATAAATCTCATAATTTTGCGAGAATATACAGAAAGG